ATAGCTCTCAGCCTCGCCATATCTCCGTCAAAACCAACAGTCTGCAAAGGATCATAGGAACCAAATGGTATGGTACCACGATTAATTAATCGCGGCCTAGCAAAATAGTCCTTAATGTCTTGCACCTCAGTCTGCGGGACAGAATAAGTATTTGGCACGTACTTGTCAAAAATTTTGACAGCCTCGCAAGCCTCGTTACCAAACACAGTAAACTGTGTGTTTTCGGTAGTTGTTCCAGTCATAGAATCCTCCAAAATGGAGCAATCCTCAACTGCGTCTCTTATTGAAGTTGAATCTCTTTCAGCTGGTCAAATACGAGTGAGCGGCGACCAAGCCAACACACAAGTCTCCCATGTTCTCTGGTTTATTTTAAGTCACACCTGAGTAGTAATGTAAAAACAAATGACAACTGTCGTTACCCTGTCCTCACTCCCATTTAAATAGGGAGGTCATGTGGCCTGGGCAGTGAGCGTATATGCAACGACTCTAGATATAACTAGGAACCCTACCCTGAACCAGATCAAAGTATGCGTCAGAATTGACAACATTCTGGTTTGGCACGTCCCCAAGCTTGGCCTTAGCTTCAACCAGCTTAGGCGCCACAAGACTCCAAAACTTCTCGTCGTGCATTGATAGCTCCTCAAAAGCTAGCTCAATGCCATCACGCAGCGTCTGAAGATTGCGTGCGTTATCTGTAGACTTCACATAATACAAACTGTGAAGAAACGACTCAGGACGAATTGGGCACACAACGCGGCCATTCTTCTCAGCAAACCTGCGCTGAAGAAAGACAACATTGTCTATACCAATCGTTGGGCGCAGCTCCTCACCCTTCCTCCCAGCAGTGTAAGTCATGTCAAACGTGTCCTTCAGGTACTTTGAGACAGTAACCTGATTGAACACGTCGACAAACTTCTCACTAGTGGAGACGACATTATCGTCACCAAGCGAGACTACTGCTGAAGTCTCCCAAAAATCAATGTTCCCGGTAAGGCCAATGTAGCTGGAAGCTACTAAGCCCATCGAAAGCATGGAATTAATGGAAGAAGTGAGGAAGTGACCTGACGGTAAAGATTTCGACCACTCAACAATGGTTGTTGCCTTTCCCGTCAAACTCATGAGGTGACGACTGGACACAAGATCGTGAAATAAAATCTCACGAACCCCATTGTCCTCCGAATGACCACGCACGGAGTACCAATTGTTAATGTACTCCAAACAGTCCCACAAAAGCCGTGGCATTTGTGAACTGTCAAACTGTGCGAAGTCACCGTCCCACACATTCTTCCCAGTGGGATCAGGGTTCAAAAGAATACGCTTTAGCACATCCCACTCAGAATAAGGGTTCATGCCAAGACACATACCCGACTCCTGATGAGACCTGCAAATCGCGCCAACGAAAGCACCAAAGTACTTTCGACAAAGAATATAATAACGAATGTCAGTCCCAGCAATAAGCCGGGCACCCTTCCCCTTCTTTCGAGTCTCGTCTTTTAGGAAATCACGACACACAAACTGTGGTCGCCTGCCTGAACGGACTAGACCGTCAAGAACACCAACTTCCTCCTGCAAAAGCAACGCTTCTTTGGTAGTGAGATTAAAATCCTCATCACTACCAAAGAAATACTTCTTATCCGCTGCAACCATGCACAAAGGAAACCCAACTGAAGTAGACCTTGTAATCGACTTCAGGCTCATAGAAGGAACCCCAATGACTGCCTCATCAAATGACAAGGTCCTCGCGTCGTAATTCCTTGTGGCCGTCGCAAAAGGCTTCAACCCTGCTGCTAAACCCTTCGAAAAAGAATTCAGCGCTGGGACAAACACATCCCCCACGAAAGGCTTCACAGCTTCCATCATAGGGTAAATAATCTCATTATCCTCATTGACGTGCTTACCAAGCTTCATGGGCACCAACTCGGGAGGTTCTCTTCCTTCATTCATGGCGGTTATCTCATGGTCAAACGCCTTATCCTTTCCAAAGCCTGTTAAAACCAACTTTGACTTGATAGGCGCACTGGGACCATCACTAAGCTCATACAGAGGCTTAGCAGTACCCAGTGTACCATCTCCGGTAAAGTTGACTTCATCAATGCTCTGGACATGAATGTCGGCTGGCCACAAACTCTCCACGTGAGTAGCCTCCGGTACATGTCTCACTTTAAAATGAGCCATTGCTCGTTTGACCATCTCCTCACTCACCCAAGTGGCATAACCCATGCGGTGAGCAGGAGCTCCCGCAACATGAATGCCGGCAATAAACCGGTTCTTAAAGAAATTATTCTGGGTTAACATGACTGGTGCACCACAATAACCCTTAAGGGTCACAGCGGAATAACACAGCCACTTAGGATACGATCTGGTGGACGTCTGAAGGGG